GACCTCTTTGTATTACTTAAATATTAAGTTAATCCAAGCTGCGATAACTAATAAAGTTAAACAGAGTTGATTATATTTCATTATTCAGATGCGAGTTTTGAAAAATAAGATAATGCGTCATCATCATCATCTTCGTTGACACTAGATGGTGTTGTAGATACAGCAGCAGTTACTAATTCTTCTGCTGAACCACGGTCATCATCTTCACCAAAACTCTCTGGGTCTGGACGAGTAGTAGTTTTATTTCCTAATACATATCCAAGACGAGTTTTAAGTTCTTCGTAAGTCTTGAACTGATCGTCAGCGACTATCTCAGCAAGAGAATACTCTTTCTTCCATAATGCTTCAAGAGCATCGTCATCATCAAGTAGTGGAGTTGTAGCAGTAAACTCAGAACTGTCATAGTTACGATAACCAGCGACATTCTTTGCTTTTAACTTGAAGTTAGCACCCTGCCAGAAATCGAATGGATCGATTGCCTCTTCATCTTCAAACTCAGGTTGCATTGCTGCTGTGAGTTTGTCAAAGATTTTCTTTCCATACTTGTATAGAAATACTTTACCTTCGTTCTCAGGATTTGCAGGATCCTTCACAACATAGATGTTACTAATATAAGTAAGTTTACGTTTTTGCTTACGTGCGGTTTCTTTTCCTGCATCAGTTCCATTGTTCCATAGTTGAGTATTGTACTCAGAAACAGGATCTTTCTTTCCAAGAGTTGTAAGAGAATTTTCAATATACCAACCGCCAGGACCTTGGAAGGCATGACTGTATAGTTTTACAAATGGTAAATCCTCTCCATCGGGAGCAGGAAGAAAACGAATAACAGCATAACCATTGCCTGACTTGTCACACTCTAACTTCCAGTTACGGTCATCAGCAGACCCGCCAGTGTTATTCATTTTTTCGACTTCTTTCACAAGTTTTTGTGTAAGAGAGCCTAGTTTTGATTGCTTTTTAAGATTAGCAAAAGACATTTAGATACCTCGGATTAATTTGGATTTTTTGGATTAATTGGATTATAACTGAAAATGTTATCTCAGTCAACATCTGTTGATCTTTTCAATTTTTCAATTGTTTTTGCCATACCATCGAATAACAATGATATATCAGTTCCTGATGGAAAACCCATCAACTCAACTGATTTTTCCAGATGTTTTTTCATGGTCAATGCTTGTGGATCATCAGATAAAGATAATCGAGCATACATAATTTTTTGTTTTTCTAAAAGAATTGATAACATCTCAACGTGTTCAATTCTATCTTGATGTGACATGGTTGCAAAATCAAACATAGACACATACACACTTTGTTGGAGTTTTGTGATTTCTTTTAATTCTTCCTGAATTATTTCAGAATCAAAGAAGTCGCTCATTATCCCTCCACTGGTGGTGCTTCCACCTCTCCACCATCTACAATTTCAGTTTCTGGTGTGTCTTCCTTCTTGCTTTCTTCAATTTGTTGAAGAACTTCAATAGCACCTTGAAGTCTTAAGATAGTTGCCTGACCAGTTGAAACTTGTTGTTGAACTTGAGTCAGTTGCTCTTCTAAATTCTTAAGAACTTCACTATTATCAAGAGCCATTACTAATAACCTCCTTTAAAATTTTTTTGTAATTGAACACATTTATATTTATGAAGGGAATATATTTTTTAATTTTCAAACTTACGGTTTCCCATACAGGGTCTTTCAGTTTCTTATCGAAATTTTTTCCAAAAGAAAAGATTTTTTCGAAAATTACCAGAGTTTCCAAACTTAGATCCCCACCCAGATACCTTTTGAGTATTACTGGGTGTCCCTTCGAGCAATTTAATACTTCGTCTAAGTTTTTCTCGAACAGTAATTTGTTGCTTTGTTCTTTGAACAAGTAAGTCAAACTCTGCTGTCTCTTCATCCATTCTGAATAGTTTTTTTCTCCAGAATTGATAATTTCTCCAATCCATAAGTTTTGTGGGTTGTTAGCATTTACAAAGTTTGATAAAAGAAAATCTAGTATCTGTTGATCACTATATTTTCTTGAAGTCTTCTCAAACCAATACTTATCTTTTCGCTTATTAAATGATGTCACAGTAGCACGAGACTTACCTGCATATTTAAAGAAGTCATATTTAGGATTAGTAAAATGACTTTTCATCGAAAGATAGGTTTGGTAAGTTTCAAATGGTGTCACTTTCATTAATCATTTTCTGATTCGCATTCGTAAAGAAACTAGTAATAGCATAACGACCCCAACCATCATAATAATTGGAATCTTCTATCTTAACTTCTTTAACTCCATGTTTTACCCAACCTGGTAGTATTATAATCGAATTATTCTCACAAGTCAACTCATAATTGTGTCGAGGGAAAAACAATTCGCCACCAGTGAATTTTTTTGGTTCTTTGTAAAAATAAGAAAATGCTAAAAATTGAAAAGATTTGTCAGTATGTGGTTCGTAATGTTCACCATCATGATAGTATCTAACTTTCGTAATATCATAGTCAGACATGGGAGCAATCCAACAGGATTCATGTATCTCGGCAAATACATCAAGAATCCCAGAGGTAAAGAGTTTTCGATTAAGAGTTAAAATATTTGATATGGATCTAAAATTCACACCACCATCAAGATGTGATTCATCCTTATAGAGAACATCTAATTGTAGAGCACGATGATTTGTTTTCTCAACAACACCACCAAAGTCCTTTGCTTTTAGTAATTTACCTGGTTTTGTATAGAATTTCAATTCTTCCCATATCAACTTCAACTCCTGATCATCATAAAAATTATCTACAATCAGATGGGGAAAAGGGTTTTCAAAAGCATTACATACTAACTCTTGAGGCATTATAATGGTAGTTTTGCTCTTGATGTAGGTTTCATAAAGTTAAGACGAGTTGCATCCCACTTCAGTCTTTCCTTTAATGGTTTTGAAATTAATTTTGTAATTGATTCAATCTCTAAACTATTTACTTCACAATAATGAAGTATCGCATCAATATAATTGAGTTGCTCTTCAAGAACAATTTTTTCAATCTCTATCGCAAATTTTTGTGGTGTAAGAAATTTACTTGCAATTACTTTTTCTAATTCTTTATTGGGTTCCATAGAGTTCCAATTTATCGTTAACAAATTTTCTAATATATTTTCCGAGCAGTTTGATGTACTTTGCTTTGTCGTATTCTTCATAAGTTACACATTCTCCATTTTCACATGCCATTATAATGACTAACTTTTTAACAGATATTCCTGTCAATTCGTATAACATACAACCATATGCCATACATTGAACAAAATAATGTTCGATCCAATCTCTTGGTTTTGGTTTTTTTGAAGTTTTAAAATCTATTACTGCTAACTCACCATCATATTCTGCAATACAATCGACAGTCCCTGCAATACCTAATTCTTTACTATATAGGGAACCTTCTAGGGTGTGAATATTATCTATCTTATTCAACTTACCTTTTGATATTTTAAATAAGAAGTCTGATATTGGTGGAACAGTTGGCAGAGTATCATTTTTAAGATAATGCTCTGTCAAGGTATGCATATCAGTTCCACGGGTTGTAGCAGCTTTTGTAATACGGTCTGCCTCCTCATTCCCAACTTTTTTTCTCCAATTAACAAATATTTCTTTGTTAAAATGACTCGTTACAGAAGTGATCGAAACTAATTTAAGTAACTCGTCTTCATCTGGAACGGAATAATAGCGAACACCATCTATCGTCTCTCGCGAGAGTTTAGGGAGTTCTATATCAACATGTTTAAACATTACATACCTGATTCAATTTTAGCAATAAGATATTCCTTTACAAGACCAGATCGAACGATGTCACCTATTCCAAATTCAATAATATCAAAAGAAGGCATCGCACGGATAATTTTCATAAAATCCACAATACCATTTCTCTCATTCGTTTTTGTCAAGTCTGTTTGTGAACCGTCACCACAGAACACAATTTTAGTATCTTCACCGACTCTTGTTATTATACTATCTAATTCATGAAAATTCAAGTTTTGAAATTCATCAACGATAACAATTGCATTATCAAGTGTTGTTCCCCTCAAAAATGAGGTGCTCCAGAATTTAATTGTTTCCTGTTGGCGAAGATTGCCATAGAGCATTTCAAAGTCCGCATCAGATGGCATCTGGAACATATACTTTACCATATGTTTGTATGGTATTTGATAATATGAAGATTTATCTTCATGGTCACCAGGTAAGAATCCAATCTCACGAGTTGCGACTAATGATCTAACAATATAAATTTTTTCGTATGGTGTAGTCTCATCTAATACATCTCTCAACGCATTATAGAGTGTAATAAATGTCTTTCCTGTTCCCGCAGCACCATAAGCAACAATATGTTTT